TAAGTAACAGCGGGGAGGGGCTTTTGCGGACAAAACGGGGGGTGGGGGTAGGGTACCCTCTGTCGAGGCCACGTTGTTAGCGAGCGAAGCGAGTTATAAATAGATTCTGAACTTGTTCAGGCCTTAACTTCCTTTGCTTGTTAGCGAGCGAAGCGAGTTATAAATAGTTTCTGAACTTGTTCAGGCCTTAATCGAGCGAAGCGAGGAAAATCACAAAAAAATCCCAGTTGGTTAGACTAGGATTCTTTAGTGTTACTAGCTATTTACGTGTTGCTTTTAACTCTACAAATTTGCCAGTAGCATTTTCAGCAATGCAAACTATGCTGCGTTGTTTGTTATAACGCAGGCTAACATTCTTAAATTCGGCCGCGTCCCGTATTGAACAGTATTGTAAGAATCCGAACGATGATATTTCAAAGTCCTGACCAGCGTTAAAATCAGCTAACACTTCTTTTTTGCTTTTGTAATCGCGCCCGTAGGCTGGTAATAATGTCATTCTATATTCTCCTGAAGGTGGCGCCGTCCGTGGCGCCTATGAGTTAGTCCTGAGTGGTTAGCGTGTCGAGGTCAACTCCCAATTCTTTCAGACCCTTGGTTACGTTTATAAGCGCGGCTCTAATCGCGCCAGAGCGTGGATGATTCATTATTGTTTCATCATTCGCTGGGTCGTTTCCTGCTTTGTAGAGTTTGCCTAACTCCTCACAGTAGCGAACGTGTAAGTCTCGAACCTGTGCGCGCTCGGCTTTCTTCTTCTCGCCAGTGGTTAACTCCTCACCGATTACGCGCATTCTCGCCCAAGGCGTGGAAGGATTGGAATAATCCTGATCTTTATACAATCCGAAAATTACCTTTTTGTTTTTCTCGGTTCGGTTTGCCAGATCACCAGTGGCGCGATATGCCACGTTAAACCAAAACATCTTACCGTTTTTGGTTTCTTCCGGCTCAATAGCGCTGTTCAAATAAGCCGCTAGCAATCGCTCTGAAGTCTTGAACTTATTGCCTGCTTCCACTGATTGTCGAACGAGGTCTTCGGGGGTTAACTTCTTGCCAACAATGTGAGCCATTAGCGTGGCTTGGTCTGCCGCACCTAGGTCGATCTCTGCTGCTTTATGGGATGTTGCCATGATACTTTTCCTTTCGTTGATTAATTTTGGTCTAGCGAAGCTATTTTACCATTTTGCGATACTGTTGCACTGGAATTGTCCGACATAATGAAAACACTATGCGAATCAATAGCTTACCATTCTGAATGGTGCGCACTATCTAACAATGTTAGCCTGTGTCCACCAGATCCGAGATAACTCTAATGGAATCAATGACTTACAGCCCTCAAAGTCTCCTCCCTGTTTATCATGCTTCGCATGATAGTAACTAAGGTGGTGAAAGGACTTCATGCTCCACAGCCCACAGGGTGCGCTAGCTTCGCATGGGGTTGTCCAGCGTATCTGACACAGTAACATGATAGTAACTAAGGTGGTGTTAGCCCCTAGTTACGTAACTTTGCTAAGCTACTGATATGTATACAATGTTACGATTGTTACATGAAACTACTTCAGCGTTACGCGCTAAGTACTTGATAACTAAGCTGTGTTACGTTATTTGTAATGTTACGTGGAATATTATATACCCCCAACTCTAACCAAGAGCCTCTGGAGCTAAGCAAGCAGTCAAAACCCCTCAGCGTAATTTTCGCAAAAGAGACCTATATATATACTTTTTTTATAACATTACTACTACTACACCTATTTTCATATCACCAACCCTTTGGATACGTGGCTTTCACGCTGTACCACATCGTTATATCTATTGTTATAAAACACCCCTATTGTTATAACATTACCCCTGTTACGTAACATCACCCATGCCATGCTGCCAACTGGATTTGATCCTCACGCACCATCGTGGTACAATGGTAATAAAATTTCGTGGATTGGAGCAGTTGAGCAACATTACAACATTCATTGGTGCACACCATCTAACATTGTTAGGTCGTGCGCACCAAATCTTAACTAGGAGAACGACATGGCTAAATGTGTTAAATGCAGCAAGCTCTATTCATCTGCCCGCAGGTTGTTGGGCATCACAGTATGTTTGCTATGCGGCGAGGCAGAAGCCCGCGCTGTTAAGCACACGGTAGCACCCCTGAACAAAAGCAACTATATGCTTATGTCTCGGGAAGACCTCAAGCAGTTAAACCCTAAACGCACCACTTAAACTGGAGAACTATATGAGAACCACAAAGCCAATAAACCTTAAACAATTTATGAAGCCGCTAGACAGACTGAGCAATATAGAACTGACAATAGATTCTATAGATGACCTTGCCGATGCGGTACACACCGTATCAAACGTAACATTCCTAGCTTTAGATTCAGACGGGAATGACTGGCATGAGGATAAGGACTTAGACACCTTACATGGTATGCACGAGTACAACGCGCACCTACTGCTAAAGCAGGCCGTGCAACAACTTCGAATGGCAAGCTACTTGTATAACAAGGAGAAGCGAGAACGGGCAGCAAAAGAAGAATGGGCAGCAAAAAATAGGAGGACTGTATGAGTAAGCAACGCGAAGAACTACGTAAGCAACGCAACACCCATGACCCGCACGATATGCACGCGTGGGCAGACAATAAGCCGTGGTGGCTCCGTCCACTGCAAGTACTGGGTGCAGTCGCTGCGTGCATAGGGCTACTGATATGTATTTACTACTCCACACTAATTTTATTCTTACTATAAGGAGCACGACCAATGAGTGTAAAAGAAATGGAAGCATTACTAGAAGCAACGCGGCAGAAGATTGTCGAACAGGAAGGGTTAATAATCGAATCCCGTGTAACCGGCAATGAACTTAGTGGCTTAGTACAGTCAATAGACCCCTCACTGTACAGACAGGAAAGGGAGCTAGAGCGTCTGCTGAAACCTTTGCAAGCAGTCAGTGACGCACCAGTAACACTGCAAGACTTACTTACCGAGTACAAAGACTAATCAACCAACCTACAGCACCTAACAATGTTAGGTAGCTAACAACAAGGAAAGAAGCAATGAGCACACAAGCACAAACAAAAGAAGATATTAACCAACCACCCACAGTTACTCTGGATCAGGCAGCTTGCCTAATCTTGGATAACCCCACAGTAAGATTCGGTTTGTTCGGTGAACCCGGCATCGGCAAGACATCTATAGAAAAGATACTTGTACGCAAGTCTGGGTACAGGGCATTCATCTTGGCTATGACCGAGATGGAGCTAGGCGATCTGGCTCTTCCTACCATCAACCATGAGACTAAGACTACAGCGTTTTACCCTAGCGAACGGTTCGGACTGCATCTAGGTGAGCCGGTCATTGTCATCTTAGACGAATGGACTAAAGCCCCTAAGCCTGTCAAGAATATGACGCACGGTTTGTTAGAGGCAAGTAACCCACGCTTAGGTTGTCTACCAGCCCCCGATGGCAGCATCATTCTTATGACGGGCAACCTCGCATCGGATGGAGTAGGTGACTCGATGGAAGCGCATACCTCACAGCGCGTAGTCAAGTTACACATATCCAAGCCAACGGCAGAGCAGTGGGATGTCTGGGCAGGCGCTAACAATATGCACCACATCATAAGGGCATGGGTTGATCGTAACCCTCACTGCCTAGCTTCTTACCTCGATGATGATCAGAAGGGTAATGAGTTTATCTTCAATCCCCGAGTCCAACAGAATGGCTGTATCTCTCCGCGTGTACTGGAGTTGATCAGTCGTATACTTTATGGGCGTAGCAGCGATGCACACGCAACCCATGCGGGTATTGCGGGTATTGCAGGACTGTCCGCTGCCGATAGCATCTCCGCTTACATCAGGCATAACGATGGACTTCCCTCGTTTCAAGATATAACGGACAACCCCTCCACAGCTAAGTTACCTGTCGATCCCGGCGCTTGCGCAGTGCTTACCTTCGGAATGTTAGAGCGGGTAAACGCGGTAACACTCAAGCCCATACTCAAATACCTACGCAGACTCGATGAAGAGTGGCAGTGCATATTCTGTATCGCCTTAGCACGGAATACTCAGAAGCAAAAGTTTGCTTTTGAAGAAGTGGAATTCGCTAACTGGGTACGGGACAACGAGGACTTACTGTAATGCAAACACTACCTAGGCGGTTCAAAGCCGTCAAGATTAGCGTCATGCGTAGCGATGAGTTCATAGAGCTTAGTGGCGTAATGATGATGGGTAAGGCCGAGCTATCCGAGGACTTTCCTACGGCGTGTACTGACGGACGCAACGAGATATACGGTATCAAGTTTATCACGGCTCTAGCAGACAAGGAGCTAGGGTTTGTCATCGTCCATGAGAATGTGCACAAGGCAGCAAGGCACACGACGATCTACTACACCCTGTACAAGTTGGACGCAAGGCTTGCGAACATGGCGTGTGACTACTGGATAAACGGACGGATACTCAAGGCCGACCCCAGAGGTAACGTAGTGACTATGCCGCGTGACTCAAAGGGAAACATCATGGGACTGCATGATATCAAGTATGACGGGTGGCCTGTGCTTAAGATATTCCGTGACCTCCAAGAGAACGGTGCTCCACCACCTCCGCAAGGTGACGGTGATGGCGAGGGCGGTGATGGCGAGGGCGGTGAGGGTGACGGCCAAGGCGAAAGCGGTAACTTCGATGAGCATGACTGGGAGTCACAGCAAGGACTTAGCGACAAAGAACGCAAGGAGCAAGCCGAGGATGTACAGCAAGCTATTCGACAAGGTGCAATGGCTGCGAAGAAGGCAGGCGTTGGCGGTAAGAGTGGCAAGCTAGGACTAGGCGAACTACTCCAGAGCAAGGTTCGTTGGGAGCAAGAAATGGCTGAGTTTGTTAGCAGCGCGTGTGCAAGTAAGGACGAGAGTACATGGAGCAGACCGAACCGCAGGTTCCTGCATACAGGTTTGATCATGCCGTCCTTGATAGGTGAGTCAATACGCGAAGCGGTACTAGCCATAGATGCGTCATGGTCTATGTTGACAGATGACCGGCTGACTAAAGTAGTGAGTGAGGTTCAAGCCCTAGCGGATCAGGTCAACATCGACAAGGTACACATTCTGTACTGGGATGGGCATGTAGAGAAGCACGAGATATACAGAGGTGCAGAGTTCAAGACCTTCTCGGCAGACACTACGCCCTCTGGTGGAGGCGGTACTGATCCTGCGTGCGTACCTGACTATCTCGCAAAGGAGGGCATCACACCTGATTTTACTTTGATGCTTACTGACGGAGAAGTTAGCAGTTGGGGGGAGTGGAGTACTCCAGTGCTGTGGGCGATAACTAATGAACGCATAACCGCCCCTGTGGGCAAAACAATTAACATCAACTAGGAGAATGACATGAAAGCAAAAATTAGACTGGGGCATCGAGAGTACATACTGCCAGCAGAAGACGCACTTAAGATTATGGAAATCTTAGAGGGAGCAAAGCGTTTCGAGGAGAAGTATCACCGAAGCGAGGGCGATCAAGAGGCGTACTACACCTACCACGTATGGGAGTCAGACAAGATTGGCGAGTCGTTAGAGCTAATATCTGAGAACACGTACCGCGTAGCTAAGTTAGCCGGTAAATACACTGAAGAATAAGGGAGAACTACAATGTTTGGAACTAACATAGAAGTACCAGTGTTACGAGATTATGAACACGCGCTACAGCATTACAACTCCATCGTACCGATACGTGGTAGCGATGACCTACGGCCTATCTGTAAGACAGCGAACGGACGGCGTAGGAAACATCAGGTCATCAGGCTCAATACTACTGGTGGCATACCCTCAGTACAGTGTGTCCTTTACGCAACTGCTTGCGTTACGTTCCTGTCTAACGGAGAGGTACACGTAACAGACGGCGGGTATCAGACACGCAGCACGTTCGCGTTTGTTGGAGGAATACTTGGTGCAGCGCGGATGTTTGTCCACCAAGACAGGACATGGCTAAGCCTAAGTAACGGAGACTACGCTGCGCCTGTGCTTACTAATGTATTGAGGCTCCGACCCTACGTAACGCTTGGAGATCAGGAAACGCTCCGCAAGTTTGAAGTACTCAATCCTGTGCCGATGAGAAAGGTAGTGCTAGATCGTAAGGCGTTCAACCAGATCAAAAAGCAATACGCTCCGTTCCGTACTTATGTGCGGCATATGGAGAAGGTCTTCGATGGGCGAAACCAAGATCGGGTGTACTGGGCCTCGTTGATGAAACAGCTTCAAGACCCTAGCTTGTTACAAGGCAAGGAACAACGTCACGAGTGGGCAGAATGTATGCCGTATATGATTCTGAGAGCGCAAGACCTCAAGCAGACTACGCAAGAAGTATTTCTTGATTGGTTGAAGCGGGTGCACGCTAAGGAAGTATTCGTGGACACGATACAACCAGAAGGCGAGTTAGTGACCGACCGTAACAGACATTACTTATCACAGCAGTAACCTACAGCACCTAACATTGTTAGGTCATTCATAACGGAGAAAGACTATGAGCATTTCATCAAGCGCAGTATTAGCACGACTAACCCTTAACACTTGGACAGCAGAGAAGTTGGACAGGGAGCAGACCGATAAGGTACTAGCAACCAACAACGCCGACAGTGGAGCGGGTAAGTTTTCTAAGAACCTTATGGCAGGGACTACCCTCGTCAAAGAAATCCTTAATCACGGCACAGCTATACGCCATTGGCATGAGAAGAACACGCTTGCATGGGAAGAGCGAGGTGCAAGGCTTCTACCCACTAGCCTGTTTATGCAGTTCAAGCAGGAGGCAAATATGCACAAAGCAAAACGCATAATGCTGGTAGGCGAACTATGCGATAAGTACGTGATGCTCAAGGGTATCGCTCGCACATCTCTTGGCAGTATGTACCGTGAGGAGGACTACCCCTCAGTAGACGAGATCAGAGAGAAGTATAAGTTCACTCTTACGTTTACACCTGTACCGGAGTCAGGACACTTCGTCCTAGACATACCTGCTAAGGAGTTAGAAGAGACCAAGCAGTCTTGTGAGGTTGAGATACAACGTCGCCTAGTAGACGCAGTACAAGGTGCATGGGACAAGCTCTATGCAATGCTCAGTAACATGAGTAAGAAGTTGGTAGAAGCTGACGAGGATACAAAACGACGGTGGCATGACTCGTTCGTTGATAACCCCAAGGAGCTATGTAGATTGCTAGAGCATCTTAATGTAACGAACGATCCGAAGCTGGAGGCAGCGCGGGTCGAGCTAGAGAGGGCGATGCTAGGCACAGACTTAGAAGGACTTAAGGAGTCACCCGTGCTACGTGCGCAGCTAAAGAGCAAGGTCGATTCGATCTTAGCTTCACATGAGTGGTGAGTGATATGCAGACTATTCATAAGGACATATACGCTACGTTTCCTAACGTCAAAGATGAGCGGGACAAACCGCTCTTAGCTTCTGAGAAGCAGCATTACTTAGGCGAGGAGATAATGGCAAAGTTAGTGAAGCTTTACCCGCACTATATCTTTGAGCTACGAAACGAGAACTCTGATGAGCTTAAGGTAGATGTGTTGTGTAAAGGCGAACGCTTAGGCCAGATGTACTTTCACAGTTCGTGGTATCACGACGAGGAGGTATGGCTAACTAACAAGCGCATACGTGACAAGTTGTCCAGAGCTAACAAGATAAAGACTACTAAGTTAGACCGAGTGGTGAAGGAGTTTAAGAAGTACTTCAAGCCGCTAAGTTTGCGGGAACACATTGTTGTGTTACAGAAAGTAGTTAAGCGGGAGATTGTTAGAGAGATGGGTACTATAACTTCAAACCTAGGAGGTCAGCTCGGAGTGGTTAAGCTGTTCAATCAGTACTCAACGCAGACGGCAGATCGGTACGCTGCACTGTTGGAAGCTGAAGGGGTAGACAAGGACACTGTTTTATATGCAAGGACGTGGCTAGATAAGCTGCGAACTGTCGGTCCGATATATCGCTCTCTCCCGAAGGCTCGCGCCAATCCGCTACTTGGAGAGCAGTACTCCTCACCTAAAGGGAGGTTGTTTTACATAACCCCTGATAAGGACTATTGCCAAATAAAAGGTTGGAGTAAAGAACCAGACCTTTCAATACTTAGGGAGCATGAAGTCCTATCTAAGTATAAGACAGCGATAGGAATACTCAAGATGCTAGATGATAAAACCTATGTGTCTAACATAGGCTACAAAGTTAACGCTAATACATTTTATATGCTAGACACAGGAGATACAGATGAAAGCTTTGGACGTTGATGAAGACGGAAACCCACAGGCACTACAGCATGTGAATGTTAGGTTACCTCGTTATGTGGTGGAGTACTTCAAGCGAAGCACGCACTACACTGCGCAAATACGTAAGGTACTGCAAGACCATGCAGATAATTATAAACAACAGGAGCAAGACAATGAATAAGCAAGAGCTAGTAGACGCGGTTATCGAAGAGATGAAGCGCGACATAAGTAACAACGACTGGACGGCGATTGATGAGTTGTTGTACCACAACGTAGACACCGAAAGGCTAGAGGCATTCCTGCCGGAGAAGCAAGACCAAGAGGAGCAAGACAATGAACGATGAGATAAAGCAATACTTAAAGTGCTACCTCGGTGATTTGGAGTACTGGAGAGGGACTCACTCTATAGAAGACCTCAACCACATCACAAGTGGTACGCCAACGATGGAAAGCGAAGAACAGTTCGCTGCGTACATAAAGCCGCTAGAAGACCTGCTGACAGATGAGGACGTCCGATTAAAGAAAAACCGAATAGGCGCACTTCAGCACTGGGAGCGACAATTTCTTGAGGGGGGTGTGGATGATGAGCAGCGCGTTTTTATCGTGCAGGTCTTAGCAAGTGCACGTAGAGACCTTGAACGTCGTGTTGAAGCTCACGAAATGAAGGAGCATGACAAATAAGTTACACCTAACCTAACATTGTTAGGTGGCTTGACCCCATTTAATTAACCACCTTCGGGTGGTTTTTTTTGGCCTTTACAAAGTCCAACCCTTAAGCTATTCTTTCTGCATGGCTAATACACCCGAGAAGAAAGTAAAAGACAAAGTAGTTAAACTCCTCAAACAACACGGGGCGTACTACTTCTTCCCCGCTACCTATGGCATGGGACGTAGTGGTATCCCTGACGTTGTGTGCTGCCATAACGGCGCGTTCATTGGCATTGAATGTAAGGCAGGTAAGAATACAACAACCATGCTACAAGATCGAGAGCTTGCTGCTATTGAAGCGGCGGGTGGTATTGCTTTGGTCATCAACGAACACAACATAAACGAAGTGGAGAAACTACTAAGTGAATAAAGGTTTAGAAATACTACTAGCTAGGATGGACAGCCACCCTAAAGATTTTAACTTACTACAACTCCAGCCTAGGCAACAGGATATGTGGGGACTGCTCATCAGTATAGTGCGCGATGAAGACCGGAGTGGGAGCTTCATTACTCCCGAGGATCGTGCGGCTTTAGAGGACAAGATGCACAAAATCCAAGGCGAGCTATTCACAACAGCGGTGCTAGAAAGAGTGATGCACTATGATAGTTGTTCCCAACAACTACCTGACAAGCAGCAGGTGTAAGGCCCAAATGGATATGCTTACGATTGATTTCGAAACTTATTATGCAAAAGACTTTGGCCTTAGGAAGTTTACTACTGAGGAGTACATCCGGGACAAGCGCTTCGAGGTTATAGGCGTAGCGGTGAAGAAGAACAACGAGGAGACTAAGTTCGTCACCGGAACAAAGAAGAAAGTAAAAGCTTTTTTAGATTCCTTCGACTGGAGTAACTCCGCTGCTATTGCGCACAACGCAAGGTTTGATCTCTCTATAATGAATTGGCACTTCGGTATAGTCCCGAAGAAGATAGCCGATACACTTTGCATGGCACGCGCCATCCACACTATAGAAGTTGGTGGTAGTCTTTCGGCTTTGGTGCAGCATTACGAACTGGGATTGAAAGGCACTGAGGTGCTAGATGCCCTAGGCAAGCGGCGGTTGGACTTCAGCCCAGAAGAGATGGAAGCCTACGGTGGGTATTGTGTTAACGACGTAGAGCTTACATACGCTTTGTTCGGTGTACTGGCCCCTAAGATTTCTAAGCTAGAGCTAAACCTAATAGACCTCACTCTAAGGATGTTTACTGAGCCAGTACTTGAGGTAGACCGAGAGCTGTTGATCACGCACCTCAATAAGATTAGGGATACCAAAGAGAAGCTGCTGGCTAAAGCTAAGGTAGATCGCGCAGAGATAATGAGTAACCCTAAGTTTGCTGCGCTTCTTAGACAGTGCGGTGTAGAACCTCCCACTAAGATAAGTTTGCGCACAGGCAAGGAAGCGTTTGCATTTGCTAAGACAGACGAAGGGCTTAAGGAATTACAAAGCCACGCTAACCCGTTAGTCCAAATCCTTGTAGCCACACGGCTAGGGGTAAAGTCTACGATAGACGAGACTCGCACAGAGCGGCTTATTGCAATAGGTGGAAGGGGCAAACTCCCTATACCACTGAAGTATTACGCAGCACACACAGGGCGGTGGGGCGGCGATGATAAGGTCAACATGCAGAACTTACCACGAGGCTCGATACTCAAGAAGGCGATATGCGCTCCAGACGGGTATAAGTTTATTGACTGCGACCTATCGCAGATTGAAGCACGCACGCTAGCATGGTTAGCTGAGGAAGAGTCCTTAGTAGAGGCATTCGACCGAGGGGACGACGTATACAAGATCATGGCTTCTGCAATATATAACAAAGCGCCGGAAGACATAGACAAGGAGGAAAGGTTTGTAGGTAAAACTACAATCTTAGGTGCAGGTTACGGCATGGGTGCGGTTAAGTTTAAGGATCAGTTAAAGACCTTTGGCGTAGAGCTAGAGCAAGATGAGTGTGACCGGATCATCAGGGTGTATCGGGAGACGTACTCCAATATCCCTAAGCTATGGAAGCAAGCAGGCAGTGCGCTTCAAGGCATAATGTTAGGGCAAAGCCAAGCGATTGGTAAGGAAGGAGTTGTGGTTGTAGATACCGACAACGGGATCGAGCTTCCTAATGGCTTGTACGTTAAGTACCCCAACCTAAGGAAAGAAAGGAACGAAGAAGACGGGCGAGTAGAGGTTGTGTACGACACTAAACGAGGCCGCGCTATTATACCTAACCGTATTTACGGGGGTAAAGTTATAGAGAACGTCTGCCAAGCATTAGCTCGCATAGTCATTGGCGAGCAGCTATTACGTGTAGCGAAACGCTATAAAGTTGTAATGACTGTGCATGATGCTATAGGGTGTATAGCCCCCATAGCCGAAGTAGAAGAAGCTATGGCTTACGTAGAGGACTCAATGAAGGTGCGCCCCGAGTGGGCGTTGGACTTACCCTTAGATTGCGAAGGTGGATACGCTAACTCTTATGGTGAGTGTTAATTACGGGGGTTCTTTGCTTACCCCGAATACCCCAGCGGGCGGTGGGTAGCTTGCAAAAAACACCCGCAATGCAGAAGGAAAACAAGAGGTATTTACATAACTGTAAATGTCTATCCAGTTTCTTGTCTGCGTCGGGGAAGCTACGTCACAGCTAGTCGTGGGTAAGGTGCGTAAGAATTCTGAATAGGTGGAGTATCGAAGTACCTTAAGCACGCACCAAAATTGGAGAGAGGCATGAAAGTAATTGACCGAGAGTACCAGCCCACTGGCGTGGAGCAACTTAGGCCTTGTTGGTTTCTTTATTTGGAATGTGGGCATGTTAAAAATGTTAACGCAACCGCATCTAACTATGCCCGAGCGGAGGTAGTCCGGAACGTTAGGTGTCCCGTATGCCAAAGCCCTACGAAAAAAAAGTGTTCGTCAGCTAAAGAGCTACAAAATTTTGCTGAGTTTATAATTAAACACGATCTATAAGGAGAACAACAATGAGTAGAGATAGAGTAACGGTAGAGCTAGAAGAGTACCTAAACACACAAGAAGAAGATTACGTAGACCCTGCGGAGCGTAGGCAAGAGATGGCTGAACGTGCAGCAGACGAAGCTATGTCTACGTGGGATGTTGAATGAAAGTAGTAATTGAGCTTAGCGAAGAAGACGGCGAAGAAATGGTAGAGCTAGGCCAACAACTGTTGGATGTTGTTGCTCGGCTAGAAAAGTTAGAGACGCGCCTTGAGGCTTTGCTAGATGAAACATAGCACCCAAGTTATCCACGGCGTAGCTAACGCCATTGCTTTAGCAGAAAAGCTAGAAGCTGAGACAGGTACAGGTTACGAAGTAGTAAACTTTAGGATGCTGCTTGAAGGCCATCAGCTATGCCGAGACGTGGGTGAGGAAGAAGCTATCGGATACCTATCTGACAGGGAAGAATACAGCGGAGAAGACTGCTTAGTAATGGACGGGCCATGTTTTTGGATGTTGAACATGCTAATAATGCAGGCTTTTAAATCAAGGGAGGTACTGCACTAATGAGCTTACCCCCCGATACAGACGAGCTGAGCACTACCAACTGTCTTAAGTGTGGGGCAACTTCTGAGCAAGTGCTTAACATGGAGACGCAGAAGCGAGTAGGGTGGTACTGCTTGAAGTGTGAGTATTTTCAAAAAGCTATCCTTAGAGAGACAGCTATATATAAAGTTACAAAAGTACGGATATGAGGTAGTACAGTGGCAGGAGCAATAGAAGACGAGAAAGAATTGCAGCGTGAGAAGTTAGCGCAAGACATCAGAAATTATTTAGCTAGAGGAGGCGTAATAAAAACCTATGCCCACGGCGAGAGTGCCGTTGAAGCTAGAAAAGATAACGCTATTTGGGAAAAGAAACTGAGAGTATTACCTGATAAACGGAAGGCAAAATGACAGCTTGGTCTTATAGTAGCTTAAGTACATTTAAACAGTGCCCCAAGAAGTACTACCACTTGCGGGTAGCTAAGGACGTTAAAGATACGGGTAGCTTCGCTATGCGCTATGGCAACGAGGTGCATAAAGCCGCTGAGTTGTACATAAAAGACGGGGAAGACATCCCTAAAAAGTTTGACTTTATAACTGATACGCTTAACGCCCTGAAGAAAATCCCGGGAGAAAAACATTGCGAGCTACGGTTCGGTGTCTCCTACGACGGAGAGGAGTATACCCCATGCACTTTCTTCGACCGAAAGAAGGAAGTATGGTGGCGAGGAATTGCTGACCTAGTTATCGTACACGAAGACAGAGCTTTTCTGGTGGACTATAAGACAGGTAAGAATGCAAAGTATGCGGATACTGCACAGCTCGATGCACTTGCTGCCGCTACGTTCTTACACTTCCCCGAAGTTAACACTATTAAGTCTGCTCTGGCGTATGTAGTGAGCAACGAGTTCATACGCAAAGAACATCACAGAGAGCTTATCAAGTCGTACTTTGCTACCTTCCAGCCTGATCTTGACCGCTTAGCAGGTGCGGAAGAGTCTGACGTTTGGAATGCAGTTAGTGGCCCGCTGTGTGCGTATTGCCCCGTAAAAAAATGCTCGCACAATAGGAAGTAGCTATGCGTAATGTACGTGACCCCAATACTATAAACCTTTTCATGGAGTACGATAGGCGTGACGCCCCGAGGTGTAACGTAGATTGGTGGTCAAAAGGGCACAATGAAATCTTTTCATTTTGTCGTGATTGGCTTGCGGATATGCGTACTTTTCTAAGTGAACCGCTAATCCATACTTTAAAAAGCCCCGGCTCTCCTCAATACTCTATGGTCCATTTAGCTTTGCTAAAGGATTTATACCGAGCAATGTTTAACGCGGAGCCGACAAAAGGATTTACTCACAAACTTATAGGCAGTCACAAGCCTATTGAATACTGGCAGTGGGATATTTTTGAGCAGTTACAGTGGAGGGTTGCTAAGGGTGTACACCCCAATGAAGTAATTAGCGAGATGAAAAGATTTCATTGGCGGTGTATTGATCGTGAAGATGTAGTACACCCGAACTGGAACAACAACTTAGAGATACGGAGGGAATGGCAAACCTTACGGATGCAAGTTTTGGAAGCCTATAAAGCAACGTGTGCGGCTTGTGGCAGGAGCTACAAAGAACATGGAGTATCGGTGCATGTAGACCACATAGTGCCTAAGTCGCACGAGCCTAAATTAGCACTGAGTTTTGGCAACCTTCAAGTACTTTGCGAAGAGTGCAACATGGGCAAGAGCAATAAGTTCCGTACTGATTGGCGACCTACCGTATTTAATGAAAGAGAAATACACGAATACTTAAAATATTAGGAAATAACGGAGCTTAAAATGAACAACATGTTTGAGTGCGCTAACGACGAGGACGTTCGTTACAGCTATGAAGATATAGTTGCCTATTTGCATGAGGACCATCGCCCTGACGAACCTAGAATACCTTTAGTCCCGAGGTGTACTTATAAAGGGGCTATCCCCAATGCCCTACGGCTTAATTACCATACGCTACGTAAATTTAATAGCGAGTACGATTCAGAAATTGAACCAGTGGTAATGAAGGGTGCGTGGGAAATTATGGTTAATAAGTATCCTTCAAGAAGAGAATTTAACGATGAAGTAAGGGATAGGTTTTTACGTTTCTACAAAGCTACTATTTTAAACCTCGCAGATGCCCAAAAGTGGAAAGAAAAAATAGATACTTTAATGTACAAGGATGTGGGCAAAAGGCGTTTGTACAGACGAACAAACAACGATGGTATGCGTATTAATCTGGGGTATCTGTACTCTGAGGCGAACTGCACTATTTTTGTATTTGGTATTAGGTACGCTTTTATAGAGAGAGAACAACTACAAGTCATTAAAGCAATTTACCGACACATAAAGAAGTTAAGCATGTTAACCAACCTAAGTAAGGAGAAGGAAAAATGGCAGCAATTAATACAGCAGGCGATCTAAGAAAGTTTCTTTGCAATTCAATTAACTCTGTAGCGAACGGTACAATGGACATATCTAAAGCGAGAGAGGTAACTAAATTAGCAGGGCAAGTTAACGAGTCATTCTATTCTGAGGTCAAGGTTGCTCGGCTTCAAATGGATATGGAGAAAGAAGTACACAAACTAGGTTCTCTACCTGTAAACAGATAGGAGGTAAACAATGAAGAAGCCAAGAGATTACAAAGCTGAGTACGCTAAGTACCAAGGTACACCAGAGCAAAAGAAGAACCGTGCAACACGTAACGCTGCGCGTAACACACTAATGGCTAGTGGTGCAGTGGCTAAGGGAGATGGTAAGCACGTCAACCACAAGACTCCTATCTCTAAGGGAGGGGGTAACGCACCTAGTAACTTATCGGTTAAGACTGAGGCGAACAACTCTTCTTTCCCCCGGACTAGTAGTGGTGCAATGAAAGCTAAGAAAGGTGGCGTTGTAAAGGCGCGTAAAAAATAATGCGAGTAATAGACAACAAAGCTTTAGTACTTAAAACAAAACGCCCGCATCTAGTGACCGAGCCAATAGCAAAGCACAAAACTGTGATCATTAAAGAGGAACAGGGTGTATACGAAGTTGCCATCAAGTGGGACTTAGAGACAGCTCAAGTTCTTGCGGGCCTGAAGATTAAAGAAGTGCCCTCTCCTATCGAGCGAGACTACAAATGGACAGGCAAGTTAGAGCCGTTTAACCACCAGAAGGATACCTCTGGATTCCTAACACTCCACAAGAAAGCCTTTTGCTTTAACGAACAAGGCACAGGTAAGACCGCCAGTGTTATATGGGCTACCGACTACCTAATGAAGATAGGCAGGATCAAGCGAGTGCTAGTCATTTGCCCCCTATCCATTATGAAGTCCGCATGGCAGCAGGACTTGTTTAAGTTTGCCATGCACCGGAGTTGTTCAGTGGCTCATGGCTCTGCGGATATTAGGCGCAAAGTCTTAGCGGAAGATTGCGAGTTCGTCATCATAAACTTTGATGGTGTTGCAGTAATCAAAGAAGAAATACAGAACGCTAAGTTTGACATGATTGTTATTGATGAAGCCAACGCTTACAAGAATGCGCAGACGGACCGATGGAAGACGCTAAGAGACTTAGTTGCTGACACCGAATGGCTATGGATGCTAACTGGTACACCCGCAGCACAGTCTCCTGTGGATGCGTTTGGGCTTGCGAAGCTAATAAACCCAGATGGTGTGCCCAAGTACTTCGGAGCGTTCCGAGACAAGGTTATGTACAAGGCTACTCAGTACGTATGGCGACCCAAGCCTGATGCAGACAAGACGGTGCATGAAGCCCTCCAACCGGCTATTCGGTTCGAGCGAGCACAGTGCCTTGACCTCCCACCACTTACCTTTGTGGAACGGGATGCCCCGCTAACAAAGCAGCAAGAGAAATACTATAACCTCCTCAAGCAGCAGATGACTATGGAAGCTGGGGGCGAACAGGTAACCTCAGTAAATGCAGCTACAAACCTAAACAAGCTGCTGCAAATATCTGGAGGGGCGGTATACACAGACGAGAGGCAAGTTCTTGAGTTCGATGTGAGCAACCGTCTGAAGATCATCCTTGAGGTAATAGAGGAGTCAAGCCACAAGGTGTTAGTGTTCGTGCCTTTCACGCATACCATTAATTTACTTAATGATTTTCTTACTAAGAAAAAGATAAGCTGTGAGATTATATCCGGCAAAGTATCGGTTAATAAGAGAACAGAGATAATAAAAGAGTTCCAAGAAAAGGAAACGCCGCAAGTGCTTATCATCCAACCACAAGCTGCTTCGCATGGGCTTACTCTAACCGCTGCCAACACAATAATTTGGTACGCTCCCGTTACTAGCGTAGAAACTTACCTGCAAGCTAACGCTCGCATCAATCGTCCGGGCCAGCATAACCCCATGACTATCGTACACATACAGGGAAGCGAGGTTGAGGCTAAGTTGTATGGGATGCTTCAGAACAACATAACCAACCACAGTAAAATAATTGATCTCTACCGCAACGAATTAAACCTAAACTCTTGACATTGTAAAGTACAGGCCTATACTACTCTCCCGACTAAGAAAAAGGAGTAGGTATGGCTGACTTAACGGCTGACAAACTAGTTGCTATGTACATCAAGATACGCGGTGCGATTAAAGAAAAAGATGACGAAATAAAGCTATTCAAAGAGCAGCAAGAGTTCGTCGCTGAAAAGCTACTGGACCTTTGCAGTGAGCAGAACTTAGACAGCATGAAAACTACCGAGGGTACTATTACTCGGAGGGTTTCCTCCAACTACTGGACAAGTGATTGGGAAGCTATGTACAAGTTCATTGAGGCTAACGATGCTTATCATTTACTGGAGAAGCGAATTCATAATACCCATATGAAAGAGTTCCTTACAGAAAATCCAGACGAATGCCCTCAAGGGTTGCAGTCAAACAAGAAGTACATAATATCCGTAAGAAAACCAACTACTAAATAGGAGTACAAGATGTCTAAGGACGTATCAATTTTTACTAGCGACACTGCGTTAGCCCCTTCTGGAAAGCGAGTAACGGCACTTAGCCAAAAGCTTGCTACCTCAAGGACTAGCACCAGCACCACTCGGCGTATACAAGCCAATATTAACGGCACTTTTAAGAAGTCAGTTAACGGTGACCAGATTGGTGAGATTATACGAGGCGAGTTCAACGCTGTTATCGTAAACATGCTGACAAACGTCTCACGTATATACTACAAGGATAAGTTCGACCCAAGCAAAGAAGCTACCCTCCCTAACTGCTGGTCTAATCAAGGTGATAAGCCAGAGGCGGCTGCATCTGATCCGCAAAGCCCTACTTGCTCAGAGTGCGCTATGAACATAAAAGGTTCTGGTGAAACAGGCGGGCGTGCTTGTCGTTTCCAACGTCGGGTATCACTCATGTTAGAAGGCGACGAGAGTGGGACGATCTACCAGTTCAACATACCGGCTAAGTCTTTGTTTGGTAAGGGTGTTGGTAACCTGCATCCGTTTGAAAGTTATGTAAAGTTCTTGGTAAACAACACTCTGTCTCCCGACAGCGTAGTTACCACTGTTGCTTTTAATCCTAATGCCGAAACTATGGAGCTAGTGTTCTCTCCAGTCCGTGAAGTAACAGACGCTGAGTTTGATCTAGTGTTAAAAGCACAGGAGAACCCTGAGTCTAAGATGTACACACAACTTACGGTTGGGCAAGTAGACAAGGTAGAAAAACAACCCGCTATCCAAGCTCCAGTTGCTGAGGCAAAACCTGTAGTAGAGGAGGTTGTTGAGGAACCTATAGAAGAGGTTGTTGCCGAAGTTGTTGAGGAGCCAAAGAAGCGCAGCACTAAGAAGGACGAGCCGGAAGTTGGTGGTGTTGACATGGCCTCAATCATTGAGAACTGGGGGAGTGACCTTGACTAATGAGTTATGGATATAGTTTAAGACTAATTCAGATAAACAAAAAAACAAGCGCTCGCTCGTTGGGAGTTAAGCTCGGTCGCATTTGCATCAAGTTAGGTGTACCTGTGGCCGATGTAGCTTCCGATTTAAATGTTAGCAGACAAACCGTTTACAACTGGTTTACAGGAGTAAATCAACCTAGTAAACAAACTGCTGAGGAAATCAGCGAACTTATAGCGCTCTACCAGAGTGATTATCAAAGATGAAATCCTATGAC